CAATGATTTCTCTTTTGCTTTGCAAAAGAGATCATAGGCGTTAATGACAATGGCATGATGACCGTCATTAATCTTTTATAGGTTGGTTTTATAGCTAACCTTCCAGCTTTGTTTTCTCTTCTTTCTTTTCTTGCCCCTGGACCCCCTGAGGAGCTGGGCCGAAACATCTTGAAGATGTCGGGGTGTGTCTTAGTACGCACACCATCAGATAAGTTTTGACAAACTTTTCTGATTATTTTGTCGCAGACGTTGACGTTTGCAGTTGACTTACTGTCAAGACCAAGCTTGCCGTACAGCACCAGGAGGTGCCGGAAGTAGCAGTAAATTCAGAAGTACAACTGTGATTTCTTCTCGTCGAAAACCGCGGTTGTTTTAAGACTTCCCTGTCCTGCGTTAGTGGACCATGCTTTATAAGCATTTTGCTGGTAAGAAGTTCCTTGTTGTCAAAAGAGTTGGCAAGAAGACCACCCTCAAGCAATTGAAGGGTGATCAGATTGACCGCTCTGTGGGATCATACGTCTCTGAGAAGAGAGGTGTGATTAGGACCGTCAATTGCGGTCCTAGGGTCTTTACGGCCCCCCTTTTTAAGCCTAAAGCGCGGGTGGCTCCCGTTCAACCTTTGAGGGGTGTTTACACTCCTAACCTCTGGGACGAGGTTAAGTCCTATAATCTGGTGTCAATTGCACCAGTTTATTCTTTTCCCGGCTGGGGGCCTGTTCGGGCCTCCATAATCTCAAACGTCCATGTCGTCAGGACGACTGGATACGATCGTTCGACTTGCATGGGCAAGTCTGATCCTGGGCCGGCTCCCTTCTTTTTAGAATGTATTCTGTTCTATTTCATCCTTGGCTTATTAGTATTTTCTTTTGACCCTAGATTGCGTCCTCAAGTTTTACGGGGTCTGCAAGTATATATTTTGGGTAATATGTTTTTATTTTGTGGTTTTACTTGGTACTTGCAGGTTATGGTTTATTTTAACCTTAACCTGCTAGTACCATCTTTATTGGTGGTTTTGATGACTCAGGATAATCCAACTGGGTCATGTGTACATAAAGATCTGTTGGTCCAGATCTGGATTATGTACATTACTGTAATGTCGTTGTTGATCAACGGCCATTCTCTTTGGTTGCAATCCATGTGGAATGCATTGATGCATGCACAGAATGGCAACATAATTGGTTTCCTTTTATATTATGTTTCAATACCAGTCTGTTTTGTTTTCTCTAAAATGGTCTCTGTAACTTATGCCTCAATAGTCTTAGCCGCTTTGTCTGGAACAAAGGGGTTGATGGCTTCGAAGGTTGCCATTTTTATTGGGCTTGTTGGGCCTGTTTTCGGCATAGAAGTAAGCTCTTATAATTTTTCTTTCAATATGTTTAATGATCTCGCTAATAGCATCGTAGAACTGTTGATGATCAGACATGCGATGTTTTACTGGGCCCAGATGGTTTGGTGGTTTGCCAATCAATTACAAGTGAACGTCAATCTACCATTCTGGATTCACAACTCTATTGTTGGTTTTGTGGCTCTCTTCCCTATTTCATCGTTTTTCTTCGGAGGGCTTTTCTTGTTAGAAGTCATGAGCGTCCAAGGGCTGGTCTTTTATGCTTACACAATAAAATACCATCCTTTGGCCGCTCTTTCTATCTCTATAGCTGTATCACCTATTGTTTTTATTCTGGTTTTTAGAGTCTGGTTATTAATTACTGATGTGGCTCTAGAGGTTATTGGAGTTCAGGCTCCTGGCACTTTATATTTAACTAATTTTGTCCGGTTTGACCGTAATCTTTTAGCGGCTTGTAGGAAATTTTCAGCATGGGGGTATGATTATTTATCTCACCCAATGTTAACTATTATTCCTATTAGAGCTTTTCTTCTTGCTGTTTCGCTTCCCTTAAAATTGCCTGCCGAATTGTGGCTAAGGGTGATGGAACATCAGGAAGACCTTTGGATTACGATCGAACCAATTTCACATTTGTTCTATTTTAAGCTTTTCCTGTCTGTTCAGATCTTTATGTGGTCTTTATTTGGTATTGTTCTTTTATTGAAGGTTGCTGTGGCTTTGGCAGTCGGGGGTTTCTTTGCCGGCATTTTGTCGTTATATATTGTCTACGGGCCCGCAATTTTTGCGGTTCCTGTGGTAGTATATCTTGGCACAATCTGGTCTATCCTTTCTCCGACCAATACTTTAGCAGTTTTAAAGTATTGTCCTGTTGGGTTCAGGATCATCGAGGAAACTGTCATTTCTTTATTTTTGCTGGCTCGTGTCCGTAGTGGTTATGAACCCAAAATCGCTGTACAAAGCGATGATGGGTTTATAACCATTAAGAACACTACCCGTTTAAATCTTTTAGAACGGACGGTTATCTCGAAGGCCTTTGTCCAAGTCCTTGCTTTATCTACTCCTATATATTTTATTTCTTTAGCAGTCTTTATATTCTTTGTTACTTTATATTGGATTTGTGAGGGTTTCACGAAGGTTGTTTTGAAACCTGCTATTCGTGTCCCTGCTCGTCTATTTAGAGCCATTTTCCTAGCAACTATACCATTTCTTATTCCGGATCTATTTTATGACATAGCTTTTACAGGATTGGCTTACTCGTATATTTACTTTGTTAATATATTGGGATTTAGTTGGGATGACTCTTATAAAGTTCTACGCTTCATGGGCTTGGCTGGGGCCTTTAGAGGTCATTATTTAGATGGTACTTTGGGACCTGAAGCTGATGAGGCCCTCTTACGTGGTGGTTTTGATCAAGCCAGGCTTTCAACGGTCTTTATCCGTTCTTGGGTCTCTATGACTCGTAGATCTGTATTGAGGTTCGTTGAGACTTTAGAGCAATTGACTTTACCAGAGATGATTCAAGCCGCTTATAAACCAGCGACCATTGATTCCATTAGAGCAACTTACGTTACGTTACGTGAGATTGGGTTCCCTGTTCAGCAGTCTTTTATAGACTCTTTCACTGGTCCTGAATCCAGTGCTTATTTGGCTGAATGGGGATCTTGGAGGAATTGGTTGTTGGGAACCTCAAATTTTGCTTTGGGTTTTAGAAAAGCAAAAGTTGGTGTTCATAAGTGGCTTGAGATCGGCTCTGATATTTTGAATTTCCATCCTGAAGTCCCTGGAAATATTCATACGACTACTTACACGGGTCCGGAGCCTGAAATTCGGTCCACTGCTAGATATTGGACCAATAATCATCAGAACTGGACTATGGATAATTTCATAGCCGGTGTTGATGATTTGTATTATACCATGGAATCCCAGTTTAAAGATAGTAAGCTTTCATCTTTTAAAGAAATCTTTAAAGGTTGGAAGAAGAACTTTAATATGGGATTCGGATTTTCCACTGTGACCACGAAGAAGGTCAATCGGCTCAAACAGCTCACACGAGCTGCTTGCATCGATATGATGGGTGGTCACAAAAATTTCCTTTCGGCCTGGGCTAGGGTGTTCAAAGAAGCCCAAACCTTGGCCATGCCGGCTCCAGTCTTTACAAAATGGGAGAATTTGAAATTGAAGAAATCTATCACCCGTTCTGTTAGGACTGTAATTGGTTCCGCTTTCTCTCATCATGTGATGACAACTGTATTTAATTACAGGCCCAACCATAATTATAGAATTTGGGAAACTCCAGTTAAGATAGGCATGCCTTTAAATGGGCAGAATTTCAACCGATTATGGTCGTCTTTACTAGGGTTTACACATGTCTGGGCTGGTGACATGACTGCTTTTGATTCTACACAGTCTCCCGTTGTTGTCAAAATGGTTGCTGAGATGCGAAAACGTGGCTATTCGCTTCACAAAGATTATCATAAGATTTGTCAACTTATTGACATATCTTATGATATGCTACGTGATCATCCCTTGGGTTTCAAAAATCTGGGGGATATAGCCATTAAGGGCCAAGGGTTTACCACTGGACATTCTTCTACGTCCACTGACAACTCCTTGGCTCTAGTCTGTAACTATCTTTATGCTTGGCGTCGGGTCACTGGGCTTAGAGCAAGGGAATTTTTCAACTTTAATAAGTTGGCAAATTTTGGTGATGATCATATCCTTGGCTACGACCCAGTTTTTGGTTGGTCGCCTCAAGCTGCAATTCGTGCCATGCAAGAGCTTGGTACTGAAATGCGGGATGAATCGCCTGGTCAGTCTTGGTTGCCTGGAACTGACAAGCCCTTACCTGAAGGTGTCACGGACTGGAGAGATGCCAAGTTTTCTTTCCTGGCTAAACAACCATTACCTCTTTCACCTGATATTGTGTCTGAACTTGCTGGTGCTGGAGTAAAGGTGCCCTTGAATTTTGCAACTTGTCATGACCGTACCCGGTTGCTAGGCAAAATAAAAGGGCAAGTTACTTCATCTAAAGCTAATAAGACAGAAAACTCATATGCTGCTTTATTAGCTTACATGTATTTATGTGCCCACCATAGAGATCTTTTTGAAGTTCTGGCACGGAAGGCCGGCATCTTTTATACTCTTCATTATGATTCTTGGATTGCTCGGGGTGTGTCCCCGAAGAATGTCCCTGCCCCTCCAACCTATAACCAGGTTTTGAGGCAGTGGTATTCTTCGGAGCCATTCCCCTATTTGGATGATGAGCTCACTGAGGATGAAGACGGTTCTGCTGTATTTCATATTTTTGACACCCCTGATCCATTTGGGGTTTTTGTTCGTTGGATTTCAGACTTCCCAACTTTACTCTCACCTCGTTATGCAAATACTCGTTGGGCTGATTGGATACAACAAAAATTGGCAGATCGTCTTTCTTGGCCTTTAACTTTTGTCGCTAAAGCTAATTCAAAGGAGAATGAACTTTCAGTTGCCAGGATGTTGTGTGCCAGGACCCCTTACTCGTTTTTGAGGAATGAGTCCTTGCATTTAACATCGGAACCTTTTGGCAATTTGATTGTCCGACATTGGCTATATATGTGGTTAACCAGATATATAACCAATCGGAAGGCTTTCTCGCCTTTGGACTTGCTTAGACTTTTTGATAGTGTCTTTGTGAATGCTTTATTTATAATGTGTGGGCATGTCACTCAAGTTTTGGTTGAGTTAGATTTGCATGTTTTAGAAACATTGTTAGTTTATTTCTTATCTTTTATTACCCTAGATTTGCGGATACCTGTTGTAGATATTTTTATACCCTCACCGTCTCTTTTAGCAGGTCAACTGTTAAGTTATACTATTCGTTATTTCTCTCCAGCTGGCGCTATAGATTTCCAGTCGTTTGATGCGGCTATTCGTCGGTTTATAATGGCGAATGATTTGACCTTAGTATTGTCAGCGCCAACAGGTGTAGGCAAATCGACTAGGTTGATGAATCGACTCTCCGATATTGTTCAACGACGTGTGGTTGTAATCGTGCCACGTAGACTTGTTGCAATTAGCGTATGTAACTATATGAAATCTTTGTACCCTAACAGTGGGATTGGTGTGATGTGTGAGGGTTTCAAGCTTAGGGGGGATGAGCGGTTGATTTATACAACTGCTCAGTCCTTCTTTGCTTCAGACGCTCTCAGATCTCCTGGTTCTGTGTTTGTTGTTGATGAGGCTCATTTGGATGAACCTCATTATATAACATTGAAGAACTATTTCACTGTACAGCATGAACGTGTAATTTATATAACGGCCACTCCTTCTGATGATTTGCTCAGGTTTGAACTAATAGAAATTCCGGCTGTAAATCAGAATAAAATTTTGGATATTAGCTTGAACTGTAAGGATATCGCAGATTATATAAATGCTGTTGTTTCTTTTTGTAATGACCGAGCCCCTTCAGAGAAGATTTTAATCTTCTTGCCCACTAAAAAGCAACAGGTGGCTCTAGCTCAACGTCTTGTATTTAAATATTGTATCATTAATTCTAGTAATTTAGACATAGATCAATCCGCTTCTGTATTCATCACAACTAATGTGGCGGATGCTGGCGTGACGATACCAGATGTTGCCTTTGTATTTACTACTAATGTAGATGTATTTGTAACCAGTCCTGACGTAGACATGAACTTGGATCCCGAAGTTCTAAAAGGAGTGCGTCAGCCTTATACTGGGAGAGAACAAGAACCGGAGAAGGGTTATTTCTCTTTGACAACTCAAACGTTGAAACAACGTCGAGGCCGTACTGGACGTACGCTCGATGGTGTTTCAACTGTTTATACCCTTTCTAATATTCAGTTGTCACAGAGGATTTTCTCGGCTATGGATTTCTTGAACACTTTTGCGGTTGCAATTCCGAATGCGGCCCCGTTCTTTCCAGCTTGGGTTAAAGCTGTGTTGCCTCCCTCATTTGTGGACACTTATCCTTTATGGGATTTGGTTTCTGACCGTACTTATACTAATTTAACTTATTATCTTAAACAATGGAAAGAATTCCAATCCCAACCTAGAGATATACCTGTTTCGCTTTTACAATGGACCTTAGAGAATGTTGCTAATGTTAAAACTAAAGAGATTATACCCACATTAAAGAATGACCAACGTCGCCGGTTAGCGCCTGACGATTATGATGATTCTTGGAAGTTGTTCACTGATCCTGATACCAAAGAGAAGGTTGTGGACCCGAAATGGTCTGATCAGAACCCCCCTAATCCGCCACATCCTAAAGGTGCCCCAGCTTTGGGGTACTTTAGGAGGGTGAATGTCTCTGGTGAAGGACTACTCTGTGGAGCAAGGGCGTTGCAGGGGTTACTTTATACTCATTATGGAGTTGCCCCTACAATTGATTTCCTTGCTTTACAAATTAGAAATTCTTATGTTCAAGATCGTAGAGAGTTCTTGAATGAGGATGCTGAGAACAATTTCCATTTTGATGTCTTACGTGAAGTTGCTTATCGTTCTTGGAATTTGGCTATTCGTTGTATAACTCCCACATCTGATATCCCTTTTAGAGGGTTTGATGATGAACCTCATGATCCACCACCTACATCTGCTGTTGTATTTTTAGCTAATAATCATTATAATTATTATGGAGTGCCTGTCGCCGGTGAGGTGTCTGATGAGTTTGCTCTGAGTAGGTTGTATAAACCTATTTTATCAGAGCCTCCTCGTCAGGCCTCTCCTGATCACCAGATCAATCTCGAGGATCATATGGATGATCTTGATTCTGGTTCTGATGAAGGTGAAGTTTGGTACCCCCCTCCTTATAATCAAAACATGGGCTGAGTGCCTAATTTGTTCGTTTATTTCTTGTATTTTATATTTATTTATTATTTATTTCAACAAATAAATGGACCTTTAGGGCACCTCCTCGTGGTGGGTCTGGATAGGCTTCGGCTGAACCAACGTCCTTAACATGGCCACCGTAACGTCGGTTCATTATTATTTCATTTTCTTGCTTGACTTGTTTAGCAGGGCAGTAGCGGAAACTTAGGAAGCCCGTGAAACTTGTTTGCACCATACACCAAGGTGAAACAACTCAATCAACAAAATGAATTAATAATGGCAAGTTACCGTGTGGATGGTTCGATAGTATTAGCTGAGTGGGTGGGTTACCCTATCCGGTCTTCAAGCTCTCCCGGTTTTTCCAGGCTACCGTTGGTGTGATAACCCACGGTGGAAGGCTTGAATGGGCGGTGAACCTCAGTTTCACGCTGGATCTGAAGCTTTTTGTGGCCGGGTTGGCAATTCGGAGTGTAGAATGACCCCTACTTTGTGGGGAGCAGGGGTGAATGTCACCCCCGTCACGACTTCGTCTAAATCAAAATAGTGGATTTGAGAATTGTTAGAAAAATGGTACTTTGAGCGCACCTCCTCGTGGTAGTACTGGCTGGACAAACGCGCAACTTAACACTGGTTGTTTTTCCCTCTCTTGGATTATATACAATAGCTGAACTCTTCTGAGAAGTAGGCAGGCGTCGATTTAATTTTGGTGTTAATGCTCTGTGAGGGTGATCTCACAGTTCTATTCACCTCCTCTTAATATACTGCTTCTGTTTTCAATAGGAAGTAGTCTGTAACAATAGAGAAAGAGAGATGCCATTTAAGAGCGTTTCTTCAAACAAAACTACACCCTGAGGGTGTACTCATTTATACAAATTTCAATAATAAATTCACTAATAATAAGTATGGTTGTGCTCAACCGTGTGGCCCCAGGCAAGCCCTAAACATATGCCCTTCCTGAACGTTACGGGTATGGTACAGATGGTCATTATGAACCACCCGAGGCCGTAGCACCGTATACCAGGTTGACAAAACAAGTCAGATCCGGCAGTGATGCCGTCAGTGGCTAGCAATTAATTTTGTTGGGAAGGTTTAACCTTCTAGACCGCGTGTGACTTGGGTGGAGCTTGACACCTAGTAGCAAAGTCGCTGTGTAGGAAGATCGGACAGAGAGAATGCCCCTCTTGACCGAGCAGAGTCTTCATGTCCTAAACCGATTCTTTAGGTGGACATGCCCGATAAAGGTTGAGAAACATAACGTTGGTAAACCAAACCACGGGTATAGTGGTAGTGTAACGACTGAACGCCTACCGGGTCTTGATGATCTGAAAGATACAGTCTTCCCATGTCGCAGGCGAGTGTTTGTCTTAATCATAAGAAATTGATACTATGAAGTACTTGTTTTTGTTCATCATCTTCACATTGATCCTCACTCTCCCCTTGGGGGGAATTGAGTTGATCACTGGGGGCCGTATTGCCCTCTTTTCAAAGTGGTGCCGGCCTTTCTTGATGAAAGCTGGTAAAACTTTGTTCGGATGGATCCCTAAGCCGGTCCGGAGGATCATCTTCGTGTTTTTTGCTATAGTCTTTTGGATTGTTGCTACCCCGCTTGCGATAATTTGGAATTATTTCATGCTGTGGTGCGCCTTGATGGTGCATACATGGGAAAACGATTCCGATGAACTTAAGCCAGCTGAACGGCATCGTCAGAATATCATTTCTGGTGGTGATTATCCCGGGGCTGTTCGCCCTCCTTCACCGCCAAACGTAATTTTTGACGTGTCCGCTTCGGCTACGAAGATGACCTCTTTAGCTAAAGGGGTCTTTAAAAGGAACGAAAACCCTTTGGAATCGGATGATGAAGATCATTCGACCATTGGGGGTTCGGTCTCAACAGCTGTTTGATGACGGTGGACAATCTCTTGATTTGTTTCACACGTTGTTTTTGTTTGCTCGAAATCCTCCTTCGTCGAACAGCTTGTAAAATTTTAAATTTTCTAGAACGTTGATGTCAGGACCGACCTGACGAC